TCGTATAAATTGCCGTTAAAGTTTGAAACGAATCCAAACGTCTGATTTAATAATTGAAAATTCGTTGCGCCTGATAATTCGCTTTTTGCGGATTTTCCGAAAAAGTGTTGATATAAGTTTCTTAATTCAAATTTACTCATTTTTAATCATTGCCTTATATTCTGATTCAAAATCTTTATACGCGACGTATGAATCCAACAACGACGCGCCCCCGTCAATTCTCATTCTTGGATTTGATGTTTTACATGGTTGAATATTGTCGTTTTTATCGACATCAACGGCGATATTTGATAAACACCATTTTGTTATCGGGTTGTCGTTGTAAATAATATTTTTTGCGGTTAATTCAACGCCCAACATTCGCATGGGATTTGACAATGTTTGTTTTCCTTGCGCTACGGGGTACATAACATCACCGAACGCGTCTTGCATTTCTTTAACCCAATAAGTCGCGGAATATCGGTCATAACCGATTTTAAACGGATATAATTCAAAATCGTTCATTAACTCAACAAACCATGCCGTAATGTCGGACGGGTCAATCAAGTTTCCACGACATAAACGAATTAACCCCATTGAATACCATTTGTCATAAGGGATTTTGTCTTCTCGGACGCGCAAGTCCAACAAGTCTTCGGGAATCCAATACATGTGTTTACAATATAATTTCGGCGAATCGGGAACACCGAACAAAATATTTGCCGATGTCAAGTCCGTTGTTCTTGATAAATCGACACCCCCGAAATAATATTGCGGTTTTATTTCTGCAAGGTTAAAACGTTCTTTATTCAATATCGCTTCAAAAGTTAGCCACGCTTTTTGACTTGTTTCGCGGATATTAAATTCTTTTGTTAATAAATTTGTAACTTTTAACGGGTCAAGTTTTGCGTTATTTACTGCCCTTTTTAAATATGCAACCGACTTTGAAACGTTTAAATTCGGGTTTGCTTTAACCCATGCGTCTTCATTCGTCCATTCGGAACGTTCGTCAAGTTCATATATAACGGGGAAAAAGTTTTCGTCGAAAAAATCAACCGACGTGTCTTCAAGTGATTTTAACAATGTTTCCGCGTCGTTGTATTTTCCGTCATATAAATCCTCGCGAACTGTCCCCGCCGTCGTAATTGATAAAATAATCGGTTCTTCACGCGCCGACGTACCGTCTTTTATAACGTCATAAAGTTTATAACCGTTTTTCCATGCGTGAATCTCGTCCAATGACGCAAAATGCGGGTTTAACCCGTCCAATGTGTTATCATCGGAACATAACGGCTTGAAAACCGAATCCGTTGTCCGAAATTTTATATTGTTTGTAATTATATTTGTTATTTGTTTTAAAAACGGCGATTTATTCGCCATTTTTTCGGCTTCTTCCCAAACGATTTTCGCTTGGTCGCGCTTTGTTGCTACTGCGTAACATTCCGCGCCCTGTTCCCCGTCCGCAATCAACATATATAAACCGATTGCCGACGCAAGAATTGATTTTCCGTTTTTTCTTCCAATAACCAAAAACGCTTCTTTAAAACGTCTTTGACCCGTCTTTTTATAAACAACGCCAAATAAAGCGGATATAAACGCTTTTTGCCATAATTCAAGGACAATCGGTTGACCGCCCCATTTACCTTTTGAATGTTTACAAAATTTTTGAATAAAGTCGATTGCACGTTCCGCGCGTTCTTTGCTATAAATAAAGCGGTCGCCCCTTTTTAAGCATTCGACAATGTGTTTATATATTCTTTTGACTTTTGACGAAACAAGGATTTCGCCGTCTTCAATCTTTTTATAATATGCAAAAATCGGGTTATCGTGGACGGGCAAGCATTTTTTTAAGTTCGTCGATTGCGTCTTCATTGTTTGCGTCATTCCTTGATAACATATCAATTAAAAGTTTCATTGATGTTTGAAAATTCTTTTGCATAGTGTTATAAATTTTGATTTCGACGCTTTCTTTGAATCCGAATTGATTTTTACCGTTACAATAATATTCTTTGACGCCGTTTGCTTTTATTTTCTGCATTAAGTCGTCAAGCGTTACGGACATAAAAGAAATGTTTTCGATTAACGAATCGGAAATTTTTAACAAATTTTCGTCAATTTTTGACAAGATTTTCAACAACTTTTTTTTCGTTGCTTTTATCAATTTGTTATTTTTTAAAAGTCTGTTTTTTGCTTCCAAATTTTCTTCGGATTCCGAAAAATCGTTAATTTCTTCGATGTTTTCGGAAACGTCGTCATTTTCGTTTAAATTCTGCTTAATAGTCATAAAATAAAAAATTTTTCCTTATATACTACACCCCCCATGAAATTTCCCGCGTATTCTTTGAATGTGGGGGTGCGGTCTTTTGGGTTTTCGTTTTGAAATTTCAAGGCGGGGGGGTTAAAACTTTTTAAACCCTTGCGCCGTCTGTGTTTCACGCTTTACAAGGTCGCCAAACTCATCAAACATAACGTCGTCCCGTGTAAAACCATACTTCCGATTGTGATGTTGTGCGTGGCAAGTCTTACAAAGTAATTCAAGATTGTTAAAGTTCAACGATACATTCGGGTCATTGATGTTTGTTTCGTTCAACATAATTTTATGATGAACTTCCGTCCCCTCTGCCCGTCCGCAACGTTCGCATATTCCAAACCGAAACGTTTTATATGCGCTTTGACAATCTTTCCACGCTTTTGAATTATAAAAACTTTTCGCAAACTTCCGCGCCATATCCCCTCATTGAAACAAGCAAGGAACTTTCGCCCCTTGCTTGCGGGTTTCAAATTAAATAGATTGGAGTTTATATGAAAAAGAAGTCTAATAAAAGACCGCCTGATTTGAGCATTAACCATTTTGTTAATATCAACAAAAAGGTCATCGGCTTTGGCGGTACGTCAAAAAACACTATTGTAATTACATATTTTTTCTAAACAAATAATAAGCATACAAACAAAAATCATCAATCGACATTCCGTTTGTTACGCTTTTAATATCATTTATCAAATAACTTTCGCCCGATGTTATCGCCCTGTCATAACATTTTGCGCATAAAGGCAATGAATTAAAATCGCGCTTATATGTTCTTGGCAAGTGATAAACCATTCCGCCCCTTGCCCCGCAACGAATACACGTTAATTTGCTTTGATGTATCAAATACGCGGAATCAAAATTCGGAAATTGAAACGCCTTAATTCGTTCCAATTTTTCATCGTCAATATTATGCGTCCAACAATAACGCAATTCGGGCGGTAAAATAAACCCGTCGAAAATCTCGGACGAATCAATAAAACAAATTACTTTTTCGATAAATTCCGACGCTTCTTTTTTTGTCATTTCGGACAATGTTTTATTGCTTTGAAATGTTTGTCCGTTCGGCAAGGTTTGCAATTCATAAACCCCGCATTCTTGATACAACCATTCTTTTAAAACGTAAATCGGGAAATCATAACCGACATTTTGAAAAAAACGGGTTATTGCCCGAATTAAACCGCCAAATATAAAGCCTAATTGTTTTAATGTTTTTGTCTGCCTGATTACTTCATAAGAAATATTGACCGTCGTTCCGTATTCGTACGACTTCAAGCAATCGTTTAAAATGTTTTTTAAATATTGTTCATTGCTACAACTGAAATTCATGCAACATCGCGCCCGCTTTGGATTGTTTCTTTTTGTCCGAAAAAGTCGCAACGATTAACCCGAACGCCGATGACTTCCCCTTTATTATTGTGAATTTCTTTATTGTCCCCGTAACATAACCCGAACGGCGCGCCGTTTCCTTGCTTAATTTTCAAACTTGATTCGGAATAAACAACGTCATTTTTAATAATTGCATTGTCAATCAATTTAATTGCTTTTTCGCCTGTTTCCTTTTGAACAAAAATTCTTCCGTCCGATTTCCGTTCTTCAACCAAACAAACAACATCTTTTTTGCAAACGGGACATTTTCCCAACAATAAACGGCGATTTTTGTCTGTTGCATTATCGTATAAAAACCATACGTCATAAGAATTAAAATCGTTGTTACAATGATTTATTTTCACAAAAACCCCCGTAATTTAACGCTTACCAACTGATTTTCGCGCGTCCCCGCTTTTTTAAAATGCTACTTCTCATGTATAAGCAAATTACATTTTCATTTATAAACGATTTTTCAAAATAAAAATATCATTGTTTTTAGTGATTTTTAAAAATATCATCAAAACCAATTATTTTTCAAAATATTTATCTTTGTTAAAAATAACGTCAAACTTGTTGATTCCCCATTTATTAAAGAAATTTTCTTCACTCATTCCCGAACTTAAATCGTAATTCATTTCGGCGGGGA